GAGAAGACACGACGGGAGGGGGGTCGCTGTGGGGAAGTCAGGGAGAGATTGCTGGAGGAGTTGCGTTGCAGAGGGTTTGACCTCCGAACGCCCCAGGTCTGGAGAAGGGTTGAGCTGGAGACAGGAGTCGTCCATGAGGAGAAAATCTCAGCTCAATGCCTCCCCGAAGTCGATCACGATCTTGCCGTGAAATGGGCACTAGAGCACCTTGAAGCCAACGGAGGCCGCTGTCGAGCGACGGCGGTCGGCATCTTGGAGCCTCTCAAGTGTCGCATCATCACGAAAGGGTCATCACTGCCATACTTTGCGGCTATGCCGATGCAGAAGCGCATGTGGGACCGACTAAGGGAATATCACGCCTTTGCCTTGATAGGAGAGCCTCTGACACTTTGTCATCTTGAGGGCCTTCTACAGAAGGAAAGGCACCTGGGCCTCGCATGGGATAAGTGGGTCTCTGGGGACTACAGCGCCGCGACGGATGGACTCTCGCAGATGGTCAATCGACTCTGCTTGGAGGAGGCCATGAAGGGCGCAAGTGTTCCGGAGATGGAGCGAACCGTCTTACGAGCTGTTCTAGGCAATCACCGTATCGACTATGGTGAAGACTATGAAGACCTGATCGAGGCCTTTACTCAGCAGAACGGTCAGTTGATGGGTTGCCCACTATCCTTTCCTATTTTATGTGCCATTAATGTCGCGGCTTATTGGTGTGCACTTGAGGAGCACACGGGTCGGAGATTTCGTCTCGATCAATTACCGGTCCTGGTGAACGGCGATGACATCTGTTTCCGCGCTAACGATGAGTTCTATAAGACCTGGCAGAAGTGGATCAAGAAAGTTGGATTCACTCTCAGTCCTGGTAAGAACTATATCAGCGCAGATTTTGTTACCATCAATTCTGAAGGTTTCATTTTCCAGCCTGCTTCAGGCAAGCGGAGTCATCGTTTCACCCCAGTAGGATTTCTCAACACTGGCCTCCTCTATCAGGGGAAGTCTTGTCGTCAGGAGATCCAGTCAGGGACCGAGAAAGAATCGGGACTACCGAGACGACCCAAGGTCGGCATGCGACCTGAGAACCGCGAAGCTCCCTTTACCTCTATCCTCAACCGTATCATCACGGAGAGCTGTAATCCACGTCGCTCACTCCTGAGAGTTCACAAACTCTTCAGGGATGAAATCTCTTATCATACCATGTGTGGTGAGATCAACATGCACGCGGATCCGGCTCTTGGAGGTCTTGGGATTGTGCTCCCTTCGGATTGTAAAACCACCTTCACGTCCTGGCAACAGAGGGTTGCAGGATTTCTCCGCTCCCGCTTTCGGAATCTCGATTTCGGTAAGGAACTGATGAATGATCTTCCCTGGGTCGCCCTCGAGGGCCACCATCGTGGTAGGATTATAGACCTCAATCAGAACCTTGGGGTGGAAGGCCGTCTGACCTATCGAAAGAAGGCGGCTTGTGGCCTCCGGTATCTTCAGCCGGTGAGCCCTGGACAGGTGGTAGTCCGAGATAAGATGGAACCTCTTCGTGAAGGAGAGAAACGGATAGAGCTGGTGGTCAATCGACCACTTAACTACCAGGGGGCCTCAATGGAGACCCATGACACCTGGGGTATTACACAGCTCAGTCCACAGGACATTATCAAGGCACGAGAGTATCGTGGTGAGAAGGTTTTGAAGCCGCTCTATCATAATCTCGAAGTCCGGATTACCCAATCGGAGAAAGCCCAGTTTGTTCAGGAGTTGTATCGAAGCGATTCTAATTCCATTATGAGCTGGGCTGATTCGAAGGGGAATGTCCACTCCTTTCTAACGAAGCCACTGATGCTGGCGGGTACGCAGTAGCGAGGCAGGGGGGTTACTCCCCGTGGTGGTTGTTTTGTGCGGAGCTCTCTTCCCCTCTCCAGGGTCACCCATCCATTTTGGACGCAAGGCGCGTCGCTCGGAGTTATAGGTGATCAGGAAGGCTAGGGATGCTCTCCGTGAGAATAGCTACTGCAACTGTTAAGCGAGCTGTGGCTCTGTATCGACACATCGTGAGGTCTGCATCGTAGACCCCGGGGCTGCATCGTGTGTTTCACATGGTGTAACCTGCTGGCTAGGGATTCTCTCCACGAGGCATTTTGCTTCAGCTAATACTCCTCACCGGGAGTTGTGGCCGTGGACCCTATTGGGGATCACCCTGGGCATTTTATGTCCCAATCTTGGGTGGTCAGAACCAGC